GCTTCGTTGCCATCCATCCAGGTTTCCGCCTTGAGCAGCGCCTGAATGTCCTCGATCGCCTTGCCCGACTTGCGCGTATACGCCTGAATCAGCGTGCTCTCGACCTTGTCGAGTAGATCGGCGTACTCGCGCATGGCGTCGGCATCACCCACCTGCCCACCCCACGGCTTGTGAATCATCATCATGGCGTTGGCTGGCATGTTGATTTCATCCCCGGCCATGGCAATTACGCTGGCCATCGAAGCGGCGAGACCGTCGATGTACACCACCACCCGCGCCGAATGGCCGCGCAGCAGGTTGTACATGGTGGTCCCTTCAAAGACGTCGCCACCCGGCGAGTGGATGTGCAGGTTGATCTGTGACACGTCACCCAGGGCGGCCAGATCGCGGGCGAACTGCTTGGCGGTAATGCCCCAGGCGCCGATCTCGTCATACAGCATCACCTCGACCAACCCGCGCTGCTGCGCCGCACGGAGCGAGTACCAGCTTTCACCGGGCTTATTCGTCGAGGTTATCGAGGCCCTCGGCCTCATCAGCGACAGGTTTTTTTGGCTGTTCATCGGTTTGCGTTTTTCCATAGATCTCGTGATAGAAGTCCGAACTGAAGACCAGTCCCTGTTCCCGGTTGGTTTTGATTTCCGAAGCCCGGGAACGCTTGAGTTCTTGCGGATTGCGCTGCCGCGCCCGTGCCACTTCCGATTCATCGGAAAAGCCGGCCTCGACCAGAATTTTCCAGGCATTGGCCTCATGAATTGGGTTGATCCAAGGCATCACCGGCCCTTGGTAGATCGCGCCAAACACCGTGTCCGGATCGACGTCGACCGGCACCTTGATCACCCCGCTGGCAATCGCCATGTGCAGCCATTCGCGATAGACCGGGCGACTCCAGTAGTCGATAAATTCGTGCTGCAGCAGGTCATAACCGGCCTGCCCCTCGACCAGTTCCTGACGCTGTGCGGAATAAGTGCCGTCGTAACTACGGGCCACACTGGAGTAGGTGCCACGGGTGCCGGCGGCCACGGCCTTGAGTTGACCGTTGCGGAAGCCTTCCAGAAAAGGGTTGGGCCGATTGCTCTCGATCATGCCGACGTCTTCGCCAGGCAACAGGCCGTCGAACACCATGCCCGGGCCGATGGGAATGCTGCGAGCAGCGGCAGCCTGGCCATTCACCGCCGATGGCGTGGTGTAGTCGTCCGGTGTGCCTTTTTTGATGTACATGGCCAGTGCCGCGCTGATACGTGCGGCAACCCGTTCGCTTTCCTCGTAATCCTTGATGTCTGCCAGGCGAATCAGCACGGCATGCAACAGCGGTTGGCCTCGGTTTTGACCGATGCGCTTCCGGTGCGCGATGTGAATCATCTGTTCGACCGGGACGCGCTTGGTGGTCAAAGTCAACTGGAAACCGGCGGCATGTCCGGGGTGATGCTTGACCAGGTGATAAGCCCGGACCCGCCGCCACTGATTGCGCTCGATCCCCTGCACAATGCCCTTGGCTTCATCGTTGTATTCCCACGGCAGGTAATCCGGCTCCAGCAACTCCAAAGCGAAGGGCACCACGCTCAAATGCTCATAGCTGGGCACACGCCCCTTGAGCTTCTGCGCCAAGGCTTCGCCATCGCGTAGCCAAGTTCGGCACACCTGCCGCTCCATCTGCGGTCGGGACAGCTCGCCGGACGTTTCCGGGCGCAACGACCACTCGGCCCAGCGGGCCTTGATCTGCGCCGCAAACTCCAGATGCACTTCCCCGGCGTAACTCAAGGGAAACGGCTCGACCGCGATGCCCATGCCGCCCACCACCCGCTCTTCCAGACGATCGAACAAACCGGTGACGATGTCGTGGTCTTCGTCCAACTTGCGGCACTGCTCGCGCAAAGAGCGCGCCGAACGTTGCAGCGAGCGGTCCGCGCTGGCCGATTGTTTTTTGGCTTGGTGGGTGCGGGTCGCCTGCGCCGCTTCAAAGGCCATGATCGTGCTACGGGCACGCAGACGGTCAGCTACCAGCCCGGGAAACACCGGGGCCAGCACACGATCCAGCAGGTTCATCGGAATGTCGCCAAGGCGTACGGCGGCTGCCCCGCCGCTGCTGCCTGTTGTGCTCGCAGCCGGCGCTCCCATTCCAGCCGGCCAGCGCGGATTTCCTCCAGGTCATCCATGATCAGCTTGCGACCGTTAAAGAGGATTTCCTTACCCTGCAGGATGGCCAGTTCGGCCTCCAGATAGCGGTCCACCATGTCTTGAGCGGTTATAGCCATGCGCCTTGTCCTGTATTAAGCCAGCCGCCCGACTCGGCAGGCTGGTCGGGTGATTGTTCAGGCTCGACCTCAGGCACCGACACCGTGGCCGGTGTCAGAGCGGCAACGGTGGCCCGTTTGCTTTCCTGCTCGTGACTCATCGGCACCGCCCAGGTGCCTGACGGCAACTGCTGTGCGAGCAGGTCGAGATTCATGCCAAAGCGCTGCTGCGTTATGCGTAACGCTGCCAAGGCGTACACCAGGCAATCGAGCGCTTCGTTTCGACGCCCGCCTGCGTCCCAACGTTGCACACGCTGATGCTTGACGATCACCCACTTGCGGCGCTCGGCGGTGAGTTGCCGCAACTCGTCTTCGCCGCAAATCATCTCGTTGGCAGGCAGGTGGATACAGCCAGGCACAGGCACGCCCGAACCGTCCGGCTGCATCTTGAGACGGCCATAAATCAGCTCTTTGGCATTGTCGGTACCCACTTCGACCAGGTACGCACGCCCGCCTTTGACCTTGGTTTTCTTACGCGGCCAGGTCGCAATCGGCTTGCCATAGGTCGAGGCACCGAATACAGGGATCACCCACTGGGTGCCGTGCTTGATGCATTCCTCACGTACTTCGTCGCAGTAGTGACCACCTTGGTCCCAACACCAACGCTCCACACCCATCACCGTGCCATCCGCCCGGGTGAAGGTCTTGTGGATTTCGATGCCGACCTTGGCCCGTAGCTCGATGCTGCCCGGGTCACCTTGCAGCACGAACTTATGGACCAGCCACGCTTCCTCACCCGCACCAAACGCCCAGACCCGGCCCTCATAGCGGTCATCCTGGGTATCAATACCGCCAAACAGGGCAACCGCTTTAGCAGGCACTTGCGGGTATATCTCCCGGCGCGCGTGCAACTGCTGCCATTCCAGCTGCTCACCTTGGTCCTCTTCCCATGCTTCGCCCAAGGTGGTGTTGACGAAGGTTTTGAGCTTGCCCCGATCCTTCTTGATCTTGAGCCATTCCGTGACGACTTCGGCCCAGGTCACAAACTCCGAGTACACCGTCCAGATATGAAAAGTCACCGAACGCGGCGACGGCATTGAAGTGTCCACATCGGTGAACCAGTCCATGCCGTCACGCGTCCAGATACCGGTCCGCTCGCAGATGTAGCGCCCACTGACGGATGCCGCGACCATTTCGTGGTATTCGAAGGTGCAGCCATGGCCGGACTCGCACAGGTACCAGGCCTTAATCACCTGCCCCAGCTCATCCACGGCCCACTTGATACCGAACGGCGTAGCCGGGTCACCCCACTTCAGGTATTGCTCGGTCCCGCAGCACGGGCACTTGATGTTGAAACGCAGAAAGTGCGGGGAATCGTTGGCCGCCCGCGTGATCTGGCAGCCCTCCCCCGAGGTTTCCTCATTGTCGTCAGCGACAACCACTGTCGTCGGGGTCGATCCACGTATGGACTTTTTGAACGTGGCACCTTCCAGGCGCTTGTCGCCAAGAATGGTCGGAGCCCCCTCGCCCTCGATGTCCGCATTGAACTTCGATAGCTCGTCATAGATCACTTCATCCGGGCTTTTCTCTCGGTAGTTTTTTGCCGCCGTACCACCCAGGCACCAAAGCATCTTGGCGTTATCGAACCGTTTTTCATCCAGTGTGTTATCGCGATGCTTCACCCCATACCAAGGCGCCAAGGCGCGCACCACAGGACTGTCACGAATCATCGTCTCGATGTGCCGCTTCATCATCCCGTCAGCGTCGCCATCGGTTGGGCACCAGACGATGACGTTGCGTTTCTTGTGCTGGACCTTGTAGCCCATGTTGGCTAC